TTGCCAGTTCTGGCCAACATCCAAGAGCCTTTGAAGTATATGCAACATTGTTGAAAAACATGGTGGATGCAAACAAAGAATTGTTAAACATACAAAAACAAATGCGTGACATGGACGGCAAGAAAAAAGATGGTGACACCAGAATTGATAAAGCCATCTTTGTAGGATCAACCGCAGAATTAAATAAACTCATTAAAGGTAAAGAATGAGTGTAGAAGTTGAAATTGATGATTATGATTTAGATGCCAAAGATACCTATCGTGACAATCCGTTACTTAAAAAAGCAGGTGTCAAGGTAGAATATACTCAAGAACAAGTTGACGAGTATATCAAGTGTTCTAAAGATCCAGTCTATTTTGCCGAAAACTATGTAACTATTGTCAACGTTGACCGTGGTTTGATGAAGTTTGATATGTGGCCATTTCAGAAAGAAATGATCCGTACCTATCATGAAAACCGTTTCTCAATAACCAAATGTCCTCGTCAGGTTGGTAAAACAACCACCTCCGTTGCATATCTCCTTTGGTTAACACTCTTTACAGATACACAGAATGTGGCCGTCTTGGCAAACAAAGGTTCGTTGGCGAGAGATATTCTTGGTAAGTATCAGTTAGCATATGAAAACTTACCAATGTGGTTGCAACAAGGTGTTGTGGTATGGAACAAAGGTAATGTTGAATTAGAAAACGGTTCAAAGATTGTTGCCGCTTCTACATCAAGTTCTGCAATCCGAGGCGGTGCATTTAACTTAGTATTTTTGGACGAATTTGCGTTCGTGCCAAATAACATTGCCGAAGAATTCTTTAACTCCGTTTACCCTGTTATTTCATCAGGTAAAACTTCCAAGATTATTATTGTTTCCACTCCAAACGGCATGAACCTGTTCTATAAATTGTGGATGGATGCAATCAATAAGAAAAACAATTACAAGACTTTTGAGATTCATTGGTCTATGGTACCAGGTCGTGATGAAGCCTGGAAAGAAGAAACAATTCGCAACACATCAGAACGTCAGTTTCGTCAAGAATTTGAAACCGAGTTCTTGGGTTCATCTAATACATTAATTTCTGGTTATAAACTTCAAACTATGGTGTATCGTGATCCAGTTGTGATACACGATGGATTAAGAATATATGAACAACCAGTAAAAGAAGGTGTCAATGATTCCAAATCGGATCATTTATACTGTATTTGTGTGGATGTTTCTGAGGGTAAAAATTTGGACTGTTCTGCGTTTCAGGTAATTGATATATCACAAACACCATATAGGCAAGTCGCTTCATATAGTTCTTCATCAATTACACCTATTCTTTTTCCAACAGTCATCTATAATACCGCAAGATTATATAATGATGCATATGTTTTGGTTGAAATCAATAACAATCCACAAGTTGCAGACTCGTTACATTCAGATTTTGAATATGAAAATCTATGGAAAGTATATACCGGAAATAAAAAACCACAACAATTGAGTGCCGGTTTTGCCCGTGGTATACAAATGGGTTTAAAAATGTCACCTCAAGTCAAGGCGGTTGGTTGTTCCAATCTGAAAACATTGATTGAAGGTGATAAATTAAGTGTATGTGATTTTGATACCTACTCCGAATTAACAACTTTTGAACAACAAAAGAATTCGTTTAAGGCAGCAGATGGTGCTCATGATGATTTGGTCATGGGTCTTGTGATTTTTGGATGGGTTGCAACGCAACAATACTTCAAAGAGATCGTTAATCACGATATACGTAAACAAATCCAATTGGAACAAATGAACCAAATGGATGAAAACATACTTCCTGCACCAATCATTGATGACGGACTTGAAACTCCATTTGAAATTATGGGTGGTGATTTGTGGGAAGTTGCAAATGGTGGTGATACTTATGCGAGTTTTATTAAAGAAAGACTGAATAATTTGTAAATCCGGCCTTTCATAAATATTCTTTATGGTATTCTACTGCCAAGAAACATAATAAATCAAGGAGAATAAAATGGCATTTCAAATCTCTCCAGGCGTAAATGTATCAGAAGTTGACTTAACAACAGTTGTACCTTCTGTGCTAACTACCGCTGGCGCATTTGCTGGAAATTTTAATTGGGGTCCAGCCAATCAAGTAAAATTGATTGATAGTGAAATTACTTTAACAAAAACTTTCGGAAAACCAGATTCTAACACAGCAGTTTCTTTCTTTACTGCTGCAAACTTCCTGTCTTATGGTAATAATTTAAGTGTTGTTAGAGCAGTCAACGCAAACACATTGAACGCTGATTCAGGCGCATCAACTAATGTTCAAGTAGAAAATGATGATGTTTTTGAGTATACATATTTAAATATAGACAATGCAAACACATACGGTCCTTTCATGGCTCGTTGTGCTGGTGCTTTAGGTAACGGTTTAAGAATCTCTGTGTGTGACAACTCAACTGATTTTGCAACATGGACATACAAAGGTTATTTCCCAAGTGCTCCAGGAACATCAGCTCAAGTTTCGGCCGCAGGCGGTTCAGGCGATGAAATGCATATCGTTGTTGTTGATGGTTCAGGTAATTTTGGAACAAAAAATACTGTTCTAGAAACATTCGCTTTTGTTTCCAAAGCATCTGATGCTTCAAACAATGGCGTTTCAAACTATTATAAACAAGTAGTTTTTGATAGTTCAAATTATGTTTTTGCTGTTGATCCAGCCGACTATGGTAACACAAATGGAACATGGGGTTCTCCTTCAAATACCAATTTTACTGTTTTAAACGGCGTTAAGAATTATGTTCTTGCTGGTGGTATTGATGCTACAGTTACACCTGGTAATAAAGAAACAGCATATGATTTATTTGCAAACAAAGACACTATAGACATTTCTCTTGTTTTAACTGGTGATGCAGACACAATTGTTCAAAACTATGTTATTTCTAATGTAAGCGCAGGTAGAGCAGACTGTGTTACATTTATTTCACCTCCACAATCAGCCGTTATTAATAATTCAGGAAATGAAACTTCCGACATTGAAACATGGTTGTCAAACTTAGCAACAACATCTTCTTATGCAGTTGCTGATTCTGGTTGGAAATATCAATACGACAAATACAATAATGTATACCGTTGGATTCCACTAAACGGTGACATTGCTGGTTTATGTGTTTACACAGATACAACCCGTGATCCATGGTTCTCTCCTGCCGGTTTCAGCCGTGGTCAAGTTAAGAACTGCATCAAGTTGGCATGGAATCCATCCAAGACACAAAGAGATACATTGTATGGCGCAGGCGTTAACCCAGTTGTTTCTTTCCCTGGTCAAGGTACCGTTCTATTCGGTGACAAGACATTGTTGAACAAACCAAATGCGTTTGATCGTATCAATGTTCGTAGATTGTTTATTGTTCTAGAAAAGGCAATCGCTCGTGCAGCACAATCTTCATTGTTTGAAATCAACGATGAATTCACAAGAGCACAATTTGTATCTTTGATTACACCATTCTTGCGTGATGTTCAAGGCCGCCGTGGTATCACAGATTTCAAAGTAGTTTGCGATACAACAAACAACACACCACAAGTTATTGATTCTAACCAGTTTGTTGGTGACATTTACATTAAACCCGCTCGTTCAATTAATTACATTCAGTTGAACTTCGTTGCTGTTGGTACTGGTGTTGATTTTGCCACAATCGTTGGTGCAGTCTAATAAATAAACCAAATAGGAGAATACAATGGCATTCAACGTAGCAGAATTTAGAAGTCAGATGGCAGGTGACGGCGCTCGTCCTAATCTGTTCTCTGTTTCTTTAACATTCCCAGCATTTGTTACTGGTGGTGTTGATGCAAGCAGAAAAGTGACTTTCATGGCCAAAGCCGCACAATTACCAGGTTCATCAATGGGTCAAGTACCAGTTTATTACTTTGGCCGTGAAATGAAGTTTCTTGGTAACAGAAGCTTTGCTGATTGGACAGTAACAATTATTAATGATGAAGATTTCGTCATTCGTAATACAGTAGAAAGATGGATGAATAGCTTGAACAGTCATGCAGGTAACGTTCGTGACGCAAATGCAAGAACACCAAGCAACTATTCTGTCGATGCTGAAGTTATCCAATACGGCAAAACTGGCAACGAACTAAAGAAATATAACTTTGTGGGATTGTTCCCTGTTGATCTAACACCAATCGCACTTGATTGGGGTTCAAATGATACAATTGAAGAATTTGATGTAACATTTGCATACCAATACTGGACAGCAGATACCACAAGCTGATAAATTATAGGAGGGCTTCGGCCCTCCATTATGTTTTTTTGACTTTGTAATTAGATTAGAGAAAATATGGCAACACCTAATAAATTTTCACTCTTTGGATTCACAATTTCCCGTGAAGAAAAAGAAGTCCAGGATGTCACACAACAATCCTTTACGCCTCCTTCTCAGGAAGACGGCGCATTAACTATTACATCTGCTGCCTATTATGGCACATATGTTGACCTTGATGGTACCGCAAAGAATGAGGTAGAACTCATTTCTCGTTACCGTGAAATGGCTATGCAGCCAGAAATTGAATCGGCAATAGATGACATAGTTAATGAAGCCATTTGCCAAGACGATGATGGTAAAACTATTGATATTGTTTTAGATAACTTAAAACAACCAGAAAAAATTAAGAATGCCATTAAGTCAGAATTTCAAACTATTGTGAAATTGTTGAACTATAACAACATGGCACAAGATATTTTCCGTAGATACTATGTTGATGGCCGTTTGTATTATCATGTAATCATTGATCGTAATGCACCACAAGAAGGTATCAAAGAACTCCGTTATGTAGACCCACGCAAAATTCGTAAAGTGCGTGAAATGAGGAAACAAAAAGATGAAAGAACCGGTGCAGAAATCGTCCAAACAGTCAATGAATATTACATCTACAACGACAAGGTTGTTACTGGTAGCAGTTCTAATTACGGTCCTGTTGGTGTTCGTATCACAACTGATTCCGTTCTTTCTATCGTCTCCGGCCTTATGGATAGCCGCCGTGCTGTGGTACTTTCTTATCTACACAAAGCGATCAAACCATTAAACCAGTTGCGTATGATTGAGGATGCGACAGTTATCTATCGTATCTCACGTGCACCAGAACGCCGCATTTTCTACATTGATGTTGGCAATCTACCAAAATTAAAGGCTGAACAATATCTTCGTGATATTATGGTCAAGTATAAAAATAAATTGGTATACGATGCAAACACGGGTGAAGTCCGTGATGATCGTAAATTCCTTTCCATGATGGAAGATTTCTGGTTACCTCGCCGTGAAGGTGGTAAGGGCACAGAAATCACCACACTACCAGGTGGACAGAACCTAGGTGAGTTGGAAGATGTTAAATATTTTGAAAAGAAACTATACAAGTCTTTGAATGTTCCAATCTCCAGACTTGAACCAAACCAAGGATTCTCTATTGGTCGTGTGGCAGAAGTTACAAGAGATGAATTGAAGTTCTCAAAGTTTGTTGATAGATTAAGAGCCAAGTTTTCGGAAATTTTTGATCAAGCTCTTCGTGTTCAATGTGTGTTAAAAGGCATTTGTACAGAAGAAGAATGGAATGAATTTAAAGAATATATCTATTTTGATTTTATCAAAGACAACAACTTTACAGAACTTAAAGATGCTGAATTGATGAAAGAGAGATTGGGTCTTTTGGCCACAATTGATCCTTATACAGGTAATTATTTCTCCAAAAAATGGATTCAACGTAATGTGTTGCGTTTGACTGATGACCAGATTGAAGAAATGGCTACCGAAATTGAAGATGAAAAAGAACAAGGCATGGGTCTACCAACTGAAGTAACCAATCAAGTGGCACAACAGCAAATGGTTGGTCAGGTTGATATGGAAAACCAACTTGCAATGCAAAATGCAATGGGACAAGACCAAGGCGGTTCACCAAATAAATCTTCAACTTCGTCTAAACCAAAACCACAATCTAATTCACAACCAAAAGGTGATTTGAGTTTAGAAGATACCACATTTACTAAATTGAAGCGAATACTATAAATATTTCATTAGGAGAAAATTATGGACCCAAGACAAATCGTAGATTTTGCAGATGAAGATAATGCCAAAGAAATGCGTAATGCATTTTATTCTGCTTTGCAAGACAAAGTAATGGCACATATTGAAGCTAAAAAAATTGAGGTTGCAAAATCTATGTTTAATACTCAGCCAGATCCTATGGCAACGGCTGTGGATGAACCAGTTACACCACAATAACAGGAATAAAAAATGGCAAACGCATTTACACATCAAGTCATTAAAGATACCACAGAACACGCAGTAATTAAAATTACTGGTTATTTTGATGGTTCAGGACAAGAATCAAATAATTCCAGAATTGCAGCAAACACATTGTATGGCGCACTTGCAACAAATGGTTACCTGGTTGCAAACAACCAAGGCGGCGCCGCAAATACAACACTTTCTTATTATGGATTAACATTGAACAGACTATGGTATGATTGTGCTGCTGGCGGCGATGTTCAGTTATATTGGCAAGCAACTTCACCAGTTCCATTAATTATTATGAATGGCAATGGTGAATATGATGGCGCAGGTAACTGGACTACAATTCCAAACAACGCTAAAGGTACAGCAGGTTGCAACGGAAATATTGGTATCGTAACTCGTGGTATGGCTGCAAATGATAGTTACACTATTGTTGTTGAATTAAGAAAAGAAAACGAATACTATCAACGTGGTCAGTTCAATGATCCCGCTGCATTTAACTACACACCTTACAACGTTCGTCCATAAGGAATTAAAATGAAACTCATTAAAGAAGTTGTAGAAGATGTAAAATATCTTACCGAAGAAAAAGATGGTAAGAAATCTCTTTTCATTGAAGGCCCTTTCTTAGTTGCCGAAACAGTCAACAGAAATGGCCGTAAATATCTACGTGAAACTATGCAAAAAGAAGTTTCTCGTTATACAGAAGAATACATTAATAAAAATCGTGCCTTTGGTGAACTGGGACATCCAGACACACCATCCATCAATCTTGACCGTGTTTCACATTTAAATGTGGCATTGCGTCAAGAAGGTGATGTTTGGATAGGCAAAGCAAAAATTCTTGACACACCTATGGGTAACATTGCAAGAAACCTTATTGAAGGTGGTGGCCAACTTGGCGTATCATCTAGAGGTATGGGTTCTCTTAAAAGTGTAAATGGTATTAACATTGTGCAAGACGATTTTCATCTGGCCACAGCGGCAGATATAGTAGCCGATCCTTCTGCACCTGGTGCTTTTGTGCAAGGTATTATGGAAGGTAAGGAATGGATGTTAGTAGATGGTATTTGGACCGAAGTTC